CGAGACCGAGAAGACGAAGCACAAGCAGACGCGCAAGAACAGCGATGACCTCCGCTGCGCCCGCGAGATTCTCGACGAGGTACGCCGGCACCACCAGGCGCACGCGCCGCTCGTGACGTTCGTGGAGGTCCCCCAAGGCGCGCAATCCGCGAGGGCGTCCTGGGCGCTGGGCATCATGCTCGGCCTCATCGCCAGCCTGCCCCTACCCGTCGTCGAGCTGACCCCGACCGAAGTCAAGAAGGGCGCCACCGGCAGCAAGACCGCGTCCAAGGACGCCATGCTCGAGCACGCGACCAGCCTGCACCCTGACCTCGCGTGGCTCACGAAGGGCGGGCGGCTCCTGAACAAGAACGAGCACCTGGCGGACGCGGTTCTGATCATGCACGTCGGCGCTCAATCCACGGCGTTCCGGGAGTTAGCTCGGATGCTCGACCGGATGGTGACCCGATGAGGCCCGACCAAGCGCGCCCCTTCGACGCGGAGACCCTCGCCGTGCAGCTCCACAAGTACGTCATCGAGCCGCTCCTGAGCCCCGGGTTCGCCAAGGCCGTGAAGAACGCGATGAGCGCCTGCCGTGACTTCGCCGCGCAGGTCGAGGCCGAGGAGCACCGCAGGCGGCACCCGCGCATCACGGACAACCTCCCGAGCCTGCACCGCCGCTACCGGAGGAAGCCGTGACGCCCTCAGGGGCTTTCTACGGGCCAGCAACCACCCGCGCAAGGGGTAACGCCACCCAACCCCACGCTGGCCGTCCTAGCAGCCCATTAACGCGCCAGAACGAAAGCTGACAGGGGAGAAGGGGAGGAGATGCAGGACACCAACCGGCAACAACTACACCGCGCCGCCGCCATCGCGCTCTGGCCGCACCTCATCCACGCCACCACCCACGGCTGGCCCGAAGTCAAGGCGTACACCGTCTACGACCCCACCGGCCGAGGCCGCACCGGCGGGTACAGCACCGCCAGCAACATCCCCGGCCCCCTCCCCAAGACCGTAAGCGTCGTCGACGACGGCCGAATCCTCGCTGAACTCAAGGCCGACAAGTGGCCCGGTAACGCCCAGCTCGCCGTGCGCCTCTGGGAGAGCGCCTACAACCGCCTCCACGCCCGCCTCACGCACGCCGCCCAGGTCGAACTCGCGAACGCCTACTGGCACGACCACCACCGCCGCCCCTTCGTGCAAGCCACCAACCGCCACGGCACACCCGTCCTCAGACGCCAGAACCACCCCGACACGCGCATCACGCAGGCCGTCGCCGCCTTCCTCGAGACCGTCGCGGCAGCCGCCGACATCGAGATCGTCACGCCCGAGCTCGAAGCCGCGCTCCTCACCGACGACGACGTTCCCGAAACCATCCGCGCCACCGAAGTGTTCGCCATCGCTCAGAAGGCCGGCATCGAACCATCCGAGTAGGAGGGGGTGTGTATTTGTCAAGAGGCGTGATATGGTAATCACGTCAGAAGTAGCTAGGAACACCATGAGCCCCGCCCCTTGGCGGGGTTCTTCTTTCGCGGGCTGGCCCAGGGGCGTCCCATCCCATCCCGGGCGCACTCCCCCCACCCACGGGCCAACCCCCATACTCGCGATACCGAAGGGAGGCCGCATGTCGAAGGCACTAACCAGCCGGCAAGCGGCCTTCTGCCGCCATTACTTCGCTGGGAAGAGCGCCGCCGAAGCCGCCCGGCTCGCCGGGTACGCCACGAAGTACGCGGACCGGCAAGGGCACCAACTCCTAGAGAATCCTAGAGTCAAAGAACACCTCGCCGAACTCCAGCAGCAGGCCGACAGCGAAGCGATCATGAGCGCCCGCGAAGTGCTCGAACGCTTCACCAGCATCGCCCGGGGCGAGGGCCAGATACCCCGCAGCACCCCAGCGGGCATCTTCGAACTGCCACCCGACTGGAGCGACCGGCACAAGGCGCTCGTCGAACTAGCGAAGTACCACAGCCTCAGCGTGGAGAAGCGCGAGGTGACGCTCAAGAAGCCACCAGGCGAGATGACCGACGCCGAACTGGTCGAGGCCCTCCATGAGCTTGCAGGCGACTAATGGCGAGTACCGCGCCCCACTGTCGCAAGCGATCGCAGACCTCAAGGCCGAGGCGCGGAGGCGCGCGGGCGCGAACCGCTACACCAAGTACGCGAATGACCCCGTCGGCTTCGCGCGGGACGTGCTCGACCTCACCGTCTGGTCCCGGCAAGCGGAAGTCCTACGAGCCGCCGTCGATCACAAGCAGACGGCCATCCGTGGCGGTCGCAAGATCAGCAAGAGCACGAACATCGCCACGCTCGCGCTGTGGAACAGCATGGCCAGGGGGCAACCAACGCTCCTCACCAGCAGCAGCTACTCCCAGCTCAAGGACATCATCTGGCGCGAGCTCGACCGCCTAGCCACCAGCGCGAAGCTCGGCCTCGACGTACCGCTCGACCCGACCACCGGCATCCGCACGCCAGGCGGTGGCATCATCAGCGGCCGCAGCACGAATAAGCGCGAGTACATGCAGGGCTACAGCGGGCACGACGCGCTCTACTTGGCTGACGAAGCGTCCGGCCTGCCCACGTTCATCGTGGAGGCCCTGGAGGGCAACCTGGCGGGCGGTGGGCGCCTGATGCTGTTCGGGAACCCCACCCAGTTGTCCGGGCCGTTCTATGACGCGTTCCACGCGCACCGCACTAGTTGGCACACCATCCGCATCAGCAGCCGCGAATCCCCGAACGTCACCGGCGAAGCGAGCATTCCCGGCCTCGCGCTGCCCGACTGGATACGCGAGCAGGAAGAGAAGCACGGCGCCGACAGCGCGTTCGTGCAGATCCACGTCGACGGCGACTTCCCCAAGACCGGCAGCAACACCGTCATCAGCCTCGCGCTCGTCGAGGCCGCCATGAGCCGCGACCTAAGCCCGAACCCCGCCGAGCGGTTGCACATCGGCGTGGACGCCGCGCGGTTCGGGAGTGACCAGACCACCGTCCGCCCCCGGCGCGGCCTCGTGGCCCTCCCCTCGAGGAAGGCGCGCGACACCGACAGTCACGACATCGCCAACCTCGTCATGGAGGTCGTCGCGCAGCACGCGCAACCCGGCGAGCGCCCGGTGGTGAAGGTGGACGTTATCGGCATCGGCGCGGGCGCGTACGACGTGCTCAAGAACGACTACGGGCACGTGATCGAGGCGGTGCCCGTCAACGTCGCGGAGAGAGCCACCGCGCAGCCGGACGAAGGCGGGTATAGGCGCTTGCGGGACCAGCTCTGGTTCGGGATGCGCGACTGGCTCACCGAGGGCGGCAGCGTCCCCCACGACGAAGAGACCAGAAGCGACCTGATAGCGGCGACGTTCCGGTTCGACGCTCAAGGCCGGTACGTCGTGAGCGACAAGGACGAACTGAGGAAGCTCATCGGTCGCAGCCCGGACGAAGCGGACGCGCTCGCGCTCAGCATCTACGACCCGCCCAGCGCGACCCTCAGCGCAGCCGACAACCTCGCGGCCCTCGCGGCCCTCAATCGAAGGAGGTGAGCGTGTTCAAGCTCTTCCAACGCCGCCGCTCACCCCCAGCGGGTGACACCGCCACCGCCAGGGTCCGCGGCCTCGCCGCCGCCCTCCCACGCGCGCAAGTGAGTCGCACGCCGGACCTCGACGGGGTGCTGTCGCACTTCGAGGACACCCTCGCCGGGTACCCACGAGACACCAGGTCGCGCATCATCCGCGTCTTCCGCATGCTCGCCCAATCCGACGACGACGTGGCCGGCACCATAAGGGACCTCACCAGCCTCGCCATCACCCCCTTCACGTGGGAACTCGCCGGCAGCGAGGCCGCCCAACAACAAGCCGAGATCGCGCTAGAGGCGTGGCGGCACAGCGTCTTCCCGACCGGCCTCCACGGACTCGCCGAACACCAAGCGCGGGAGGCGTACATCACCGGCGCCACCAGCCTCGAGTGGGTGCCGCAACCCGACGCCAGGGGCGTGCTACGCGCCGAGCCCGTGCCCACGGAAGAGATCCGCATCCGCAGGAACGAAGCCGGCGAGCGCGAGTACCGCCAAGTACCCCGCACCGGCGAGCCGGTCCTGCTCGACCCGCGCACGTACCACTACGGCCCCCTCACGCTGGACGGGAACAGCCCCTACGGCGTGCCGGCCATGATCAGCACCCTCAACGTCCTCGCGCGCAAGGGCGAGCTCACGAAGGGCGAGAACCGCCTCATCAACGCCGCCGCCAAGATCGCGCTGGTCACCGCCAGCGTCACGCCGCCGGAGCCGAGCGAGTTCGGCCTCGTGAAGGGCGACCCCGCCTACCAGGGGAAGCTGCAGGAGTACATGCAGGCCGTCGCGGAACTCATCGCCAGCGGTAGCGAGCGGGGCCTGTACGCGCACCCGAACACCGTCGAGCTCGAGACCACCAACATCAACCAGAACCTGCAGGGCGCGACGGACATCACCGACCGCAACCAGAAGCAGCTCTGGTCGGGCCTGGGGACGCAGCCTTTCATGCGCGGCGACATGGGCGCGAACTACGCGCTCGCGAAGGTCATCTACCCGACCATGCTCGCCTTCGCCGAGACCCTCAGGGGCGCCGTCGCCAGCCAGTTGGAGTTCGGCATGAACCTCCACCTGCGCCTGATGGGCATCCCCGCGCAGGCGTGGCTCACGTTCCAGGAGCCCCCCAACCCGTTCCGGCTCGACGACGCGCAGGCCGCCAAGGCCGAGGCCGAGACGGACGAGCTGATGCTCGACCTCATCGGCGACGCCTGGTTGCCGAAGCTCAGCAGCCGGTGGGACGTGACCGTGGACGACATCGAGGCCGCCCGAGCGGCGCGCGAGGGTGGCGGCGATGCGGAGGGCTAGGGCCAGCCCCCGGAAGGGAGTGACCGTGTGAAACTCGACCTCACCACTCTGCGGGCGCCCTGGGCTCTGCACCCAGGCCACGCGCCCGCCCTCATGAACCTCGCCCGCGACGGCCAGCAACCCCAGGCCAGAGCGGGCGAAAACATGAAGGAACCCGATCGCGGCCGCGTGGCGGTCGTGCCCATCCACGGGCCCATCTTCAACCGGAGCGGCTTCGCGGCGTTCTTCGGCCTGCCCACCTACCAGGGCATCACGGCCACCATGAACGCCCTAGCTCGGGACGCGAAGGTGGAGGAGATCATCCTCTCCTTCGACAGCCCCGGCGGTGTCGCGCTCAACACGGATGAGGCCGCGCACGCCATCAGGGAAGCCGCCAAGGTCAAGAAGGTCACGGCCGTAGCGAACGGGTACATGGCGAGCGCCGCGTACTGGCTGGCCTCGCAGGCGACCGAGATCGTCACCACGCCCCTCTCAGCCGTGGGGAGCATCGGCGTCATCACCATGCACGCCGACTACAGCCGCCTCCTCGAGCAGGAGGGCATCGACGTGAAGGTCTACCGCACGGGCCAACTCAAGGCGCTCGGGCAGATGGTCGACCCCAACGACGAACTGATGGACTCGGCGATCGGGCGGGAGCTCGCGGGCATCCTCGACCTCTTCGCCACCGACGTCGCCACCGGCCGGCGCATGAGCAAGGACGACGTGCTCGCGAGGTTCGCGCTCGACAGCGACGACGAGCACGCCCTCAAGGGCGACACCGCCCTCGGCGCCAAGGCCGTCACGCTCGGCCTCGCCGACCGCGTAGCCACCTTCGTTGAGGTCACGACCGAAGCCGCCGCTCGGCACCAGACCACCTCGCGCCGCACAGCGCGGAAAGGACCAAGCATGAACGAGTTGCTGGCCCGCCTG